TGTTGACCGTGCCAGTGGCAGTGGCTTGAACTGCTATGGTGGGATTGATTTGTTGAATGATTGCTTTTGTTCCAATACCTGCTCTGACAGTTACTGTTCCCGCTGCCTCTACAATACGAACTTTCACAGTTTGGTTTGTAGTTGGGGTATAAATTAAAGTAGTGGATGTTGCATTAAATTCATTTGTATTTCTATTGATATTCTCACCTATACCAGCACCTATACCGGTTGTGGATAATCTAGTATTTGTTGTTGCATCTACCCAATCGTATATTTCATAACCATTTGCTGTATCACTAAAATTACTGAAACTTAATTCTGCAAATAATTGATATGTTTTACCTGCGGTTAATGTGAATACCCCGGTTGATGTATTAAGTGTTATACCACTACTTACAGGTGCATAATTAAATATAATATCACTACCTGCACCTGCACCGGTTTGGTCGGAAGTTATTCTACCTGCCGTAATATAATCAGGATTAACAGTGCCATAAGTTGTTGGCTGACCGTTGACGATCACATTAGTAGCCGATACGTTGCCAGTGGTTGTGAGATTGGTTGAGATGCCAGCGGCCAAGTAGGCGGCCGTATTGGTGTTGGCATTGGTTGCCAGACTGGTTATAGATGTTTGTTGGGTTGCCGCGTTGGCGTTGGCCCAAACTTGATATGCACCCAAGTTGGCATTGGTTGAGATGTTTCCGTTATATAGAGTACCGATGTTAGCATTTGCGTATAGTTGGAATGCACCTAGATTGGCATTAGTGCTTATATTGCCATTGAACAAGATACCAATGTTGGCATTTGCATAGATCTGATATGCACCCACATTGGCGTTGATGGTGTTGATGCTGGTAGCCTGGGTGGCCGCGTTAGAATTTGCGTATGTTTGGAATGCTCCAAGATTCGCATTGGTTGTGATGTTACCATTAAACAGTGTACCAATGTTGGCATTGGCATACAACTGGAAAGCACCCAAGTTGGAATTGGTGCTTATATTGCCATTGAACAGTGTACCAATGTTGGCATTGGCTGCTGGCCACAAGTTGTCTGTTACAGTAACGGTCTGTCCACTGGCCACAGCAGTGATGCCATTTGTACCAGCAATGGTCAGGCTCTGACTGGTTAGGTTTATTGTGCCTGTGCCTGTGTTACCTGCGGTGTTCAATGTGCTACTGACTGCGGCAGTGGTGATAGCACTGATACGACCGTATGCATCTGTGGTGATCACAGGTATTGCAGTTGCCGATCCTGTGGTGACAGCACCTGGACCCACTGCTGTCAAATTGACAGCACCGGCTGTGACAGTTAAGTTGCCTGCGCCCGAGCTGGTGGATACCACACGAACGCTGTTGTCATACAAGGCTGTGGCATAGAATGGCTTGTTCGAGTTCCATTGGTCGCCCACACTGGTATAAACAATGTTGGCATTGGCACCTGCCACACTTAGTCCGGCGCCATTGGCCTGTGTGCCATTGGTTGAACCGTTGGCCACCGTAATTATTTTGTCTGTTACACTCAATGTGGCCTGATTCACTGTTGTGGTTGTACCAGAAACTTGTAGATTTCCGTACACAAACAAGTTGGTGCCAATAGTACCATTGCCACTCACGGTCAGATTAGCATTCAATTGTAGGCTGTTGGCACTGATCACATTCACATCGGTGATGTTGCCACTTGTGGCGCCTGATGTAATGATGTTGCCAGCAGTGATGTTACCAGTGGTGGTGATGGTCGCTGTTGCCAAGTATGCGGCTGTGTTAGCGTTGGCGCCAGTGGCTAGACTGTTAATACTGGTGGCCTGTGTGGCTGCATTGGCATTGGCGTATGTTTGATACGCACCAACGTTGGCTCCAATGTATGCTTCAACATTGGTGTTACTATAAGTACTGCCTTGTGGATTTGCAACCAAGTAGGCAGCCACGTTGGTGTTGCTGTAGGTACTGCCCTGTGGATTTGCAACCAAATAAGCAGACACATTGGCATTGCTGTAACTGCTGGTACCAAAATTGTTATTGGCCCAAGTATAGAAACTGCCCACATTGGCCTGTAGCATTGACACAACAGCATTGGCACCTGTGATTTGATTTGATAGTCCAGCGGCGTTGGCATTTGCCCATGTCTGGAAAGCACCCAGATTGGCATTGGTTGAAGCGTTTCCGTTATATAACGTACCAATGTTGGCACCAATGTATGCGTCCACATTGATATTGCTGTAGAATGTCTGTGTGGTCAAATAAGCTGCCACATTGGTATTGCTGTAGGTACCCGACTGTGGATTGGCTACTAGGTAGGCGGCTGTGTTAGTGTTGCTGTAACTGCTGGTACCAAAGTTTGTGTTGGCCCAAGTATAGAAACTGCCCACATTAGCATTAATTGATGCGATATTGGCATTGGCCCATGTCTGAGTTGAACCGAGATTTGCCTGTAGTTCACCAATGGACAAGTTAGCATAAGTTTGATAGGCGCCCAAATTAGCGTTTGTTGCGATATTACCGTTGTATAACAAACCAACATTGGCATTGGCATACAACTGGAATGCGCCCAAATTGGCCTGTGTGCTTGCATTGCCGTTGAACAATGTGCCAATGTTGGCACCGGTAATGTCTTGACTGGTCAAGTAGGCAGCCACATTGCTGTTGGCATAAGTGCTGCCGCTAGCCAAAACTGGTGCATTGTTGACCAACAAGGTACCATCAGCTTGCACACTCAAAGGTATACCGTTGATGTAGATGGTGTTGCTACTCACATACAGGCTCTTCCACCAATGATCGGCATCGCCTAGACTGTATGCAGTATTAGCTGCCGGAATGATATTGCCGGCAATGGTCAAGTTAGAGCCAAAGCCCACACCACCGTGTACAGTCAAGGCACCAGTGGTGGCACTGGTGGTTGGTGTCATGGCCGTGATGTGTACCGGATTCACAATGGTACCACCGTACCAAGAAGCCGATGTCATGCCAGCCGACAAGTACCTAATTTCAATAATGTCAGTGATTTCTGGAATCTCAGAAAATGTTATTTGGTCGCCCGCAACAGTATAGGCACCCGACATGGCCTGCTGTATGGTACCGTTGATGTTGACCAAGATACCTTCTGGCAGAGTACTTTGTCCAAGGGTAAATGTCTGATTAATGCCGTCGGGAGTGATTGTTTCAGCTTCGATCAGTCTTGAGCCTGCTGTCCATTCTGTACCGTTCCACCATTCAACTGTGGTGATATCGGTGTTGTATCGCACGTAACCCGGATCAGGATTGGGAGGACGCTGTGCTGTTGTGCCTGAAGCAATATCCAAAGCCGATACTGAATCAAATCTAATGATGTTGTTGGGGTCAGTGACATTGGCGCTGAACACCAGATCAGTGGTCAGGCTAGATATAACATTTCCGCTTATGTTGATGTCTTGAAGTTTTACTTGGGCGGAGCTGATGTAGGAATCACCAGATATCACATTGCCTACAATGATGTCGTTGGCGCGAAGATTGCCGTTGAAGAAACCGGCATCAATGTTGCCAGTGGCCACCACACTAGTTGCTGCCACGTTGCCCTCAACATTGCCCACCAAATTGCCAACAAAATATGGTGCTGTGATGTTGCCAGTGGCAGTAACAGTAGTACTGTCTACGTTGCCCACAAACCAAGGTGCTGTGATGTTGCCTGTGGCATCCACAGTGACAGCAGTCACGTTGCCATTTACGTTGCCTTCAACATTACCAACAAAGTATGGACCAGTGATGTTGCCTGTTGTGGTAACTGTGGTGCCTTCTACATTGCCTATGAACCAAGGTGCTGTGATGTTGCCAGTGGAGATGATGTCATTGGCACGGATGTTGCCGTTGAAGAAGTTGGCATCTACATTGCCCGATGTTATTGTTGTTGCTGTTACATTACCAACCAAATTGCCGGCAACGTTGCCTTCTACGTTGCCAACAAAATAGGGTGCTGTGATGTTGCCAGTGGCTGTGACTGTGGTGCTGTCCACATTGCCCACAAACCAGGGCGCTGTAACGTTGCCGGTGGCATCAACTGTGACAGCGGTCACGTTGCCGTACACATTGCCTTCTACGTTGCCAACAAAATAAGGTGCTGTGACGTTGCCTGTTGTGGTAACTGTGGTACCATCTAGGTTACCAACAAACCAGGGCGCTGTGATGTTGCCGGTGGAGATGATATCGTTGGCTCTAACATTGCCATTGATGAATTCAGCATTTACATTGGCTGTGTAAACATTGGCAGCATAAAAATTATAAGTTGTAGTGGTAACAACACCGTTGCCGTTGGCATTGAGTTCTAAATTGCCGTCTTGTGTGGTCGACGATATGTTGTTGTCATCTATGGTCACGTTACCAAAGCCAGTGGCCAAGGTTGATACCAATTCCCAAGTCACACTTCCGTAACCATCGCTGGTCAACACTCGTCCAATTTCTCCGCCTGAAATGGTAATATTGGCATTACTGCCAAAATTTACTGCACCAGTGATGCTGGAAATAGAGTTGGAGGAGATGGTGATATCAGCAATGTTGGCTGTGCCTACCACCTGCAGATCAGCATTGGGCGTTGCAGTATTGGCGCCAACACGACGATTGGTCACATCAACATAAAGAACGTTTGCTTCAATGGCAAGATCAACACCCTGGCGCTCCAGGTTGTTGTACAGCATTGGTCCTGATATCTTACCAATTGCCATTGCGGTCCTTAGGCAGCGTCAGTGCTGTTTAGATTGTGTATGATTACAATGCTTTGATTTGCAGTACCACCGGTACTTGGATTGATACTGATATTTGCCGAACCATCAAACTGATAGTTGGTCACAGGATCTTGATGAACTCCGCCCACAAACACAACCACACTAGATTCTTGTCCTGCAGTATATGTATAAGTCATTGGACCGTAAGTGGTCTGTGCGTCAACTGTGGTAAATGTATCTTTCACAATGGTGACATTGCCAATCTTGGCCACTTGGTTCCATTGGGCACCGTAGTAAAATTCAATTTTACTGTTGGTTTCATTGAATCTGATAACACCATCCAGTGGTGCATCGCTCAGTGCAGTGGTGCTGATAGGAAGTCTAACTCCAAGGCTACCAGGTGCTATGTCTGGATTTTTAGCTAGTCTTCCCATTGTTAGATTCCAATCGAACTTATTGTGGCTGTCACACTGTCTGCCGCAGAACAGTTGGCCTGTATGGTATCTCCGTTGTCTAGAATAAATTTCTCAGCATAGATCACATAGGTGTTCTGCGCTGTCAAACTTAGGTTAGTGTATATGGCTGTGTTAGAATTGGCAGTACCGCTGTTGGGCACAATGTAAACATTACAGGTCACTGTAGCACCAGTGGTGTTGCACAAATGAATGGTGGTTATTGCCGAGCTGTTGGAGCTAGTGTATATACTAGATGCGGCACCGCCGGTTAATCGTGTGTTATTAATTGCCATTTAAAAATCCTTATCCAAAAATAATACTGTATTTGATTGCGGCACGTTTGGTTGCCAGTTCTTGTTCCACTTGTGTGGGGGTAGTAACATACAGGCCTGATCCACCACCGCTGGGTGTTTGTGAGTATATGATGTTGTAGCCTGTCACTGCTGTGGGAGCCACTGAGGTGGTACGAATTGCAAGATTGGTATCCACAGTCACATTGGCCTGCGTTGAACTGTAAATGGTATATGAACGGGTATCCAAGTTGCCGCCCAAGGCAGGTGCTGTGTCGTCAGCAACACTGGCACCGCTGGCACCGGTAGTGGTAGCAATATTGCCATAGGTGCTGCCGTCGTTGGTAATTTGCCAACGCAGTTCTGGTTCGTACCAGCGCAGGACCGGTTGATAAACATTGCCTCGATCTACTTGTAGACCTGCAGATCCGCTGGCTATTGTGACTCCGGGTCCAGTTTCGCCCTTGTTCAAGGTAATGATGTTGTCAGTGATATCAGTATTGGTCTGTGTAATGGTCTGACTATCTCCGCCCACCTGCAGATTACCATCAATAAAAACGGTATGAGTAGATATAACCACATTGGCCAGAGGATCTGTATAGGTTGCTATCGTGTAATTGCCGTTGACTTTTTTGGTGACGCTCATTGCTTTGGTCCTGTTTGTTTATATTTATGCTGTCAAGATGATTGCTGAATCCAAAAAAAATAGCGGCCGAAGCCGCTATTTTTAACCAAGGATCAGATTAGTTGTTGGCAAGTTGTACAGTAACACCTGTATCACCCGCAACCAAACTATCCAGAGTCCAGGCTGCTGAACTGCCAGTGGCAAATTCATAGCTGGAACCTGTGTATTGAGTCAACAGTACACGATGACGTGTCAGCTTGGTCACATAGTATGTGTTGCCCGAATAGTCCGTGGCAATCAAACTCATTTCATTGACTGCCGGAGAACCTGCCACTAGACTACACACTGCTGTGCCGTCTGTGGTGGCCACACGATAACGACGGCTGCCTTTTTGTGCGACAATGTCGCCGGTTAATGCACTGCCACCGGAAGTGGTTTGTGCAGTAACTTTGATAGTAGCAAAGTCGTAACCGCTGTAGGGCGTGCCATCTGGTGTAGTCATTGTGACTGTTTGAGCACTTGGTGCTGTTTGTGTAGTAAATGTATGTCCATTCCATGACAAAGAAGGTGTTGATGTATAGCCTGAACCTTTTTCTGTCATTGTAATGCTTTTTACACGGTATGTTGCTGTAATTTGTAAGTCTGTACCAGCATTAGGTGCTTGTAGTACTTGATGTGTGGTAATACCGGTGCCGTCAAAGTCACCGCGACGGAATTCACCACGATTGCCGCCAACCAAGTCAACAGATGTAACCTTGCTGGCTGTTTCAACAATACGAATAACTGCACCACCGCCCATGCCGGTAATACCTGTTGAAAGACCTGCTACATAGTCAGCATTGGTTTGGCCACCGCTTGCAAATGTGACTGTGTCTAATTCAAATACTACATCAGCCACTGCTTGTACACCAGTTGGCAGATCGGGCGCAGGAATAACTAAGTTAGGAAAGTTTCTGTATGTGTTATTGACACGAAAGCTACCTACAGTACCTGTACTGATGCTTTCTACACCTTCGCCGCTGAGACCATCGTCTGCTGTGGTGCTGGCGCTGCCGGTGTTTCTATTTCCAAAAAATCTACTTGGTAGAGGACGTCCCATTTTATTTCTCCTATGTGTGGATTGTAATGTCTGGCGTTCTAGGCCATACGCGGTTGGGGTTCCGCATAAACTCACCTGATGTGAGCGGACAAGTATATTTACCTTTACATTTGCTTTTTATTGTCAAGTTGTATATAATAACACTTGTTGTACTTAGACATACAGCAACCTTGAAAAGACTGGTAAGCGGCTTCGGCCGCTTATCTTTTGATCAAACGATCAAGATGTCGAATGGTCATATGATCAATGGCATCACTGTAAAAGTGTTGTTTGTTTTTGAGTTTACGTTCTATAACATTTGATTGATTCATAAATCTACGGAAATCAGTTCTGTACAGTTCATCAATTGTTTGATGTACTGCAACAATTCTATGAGTAAAATTATCATAGTTTCCTTGAAAACCACTGGTAACAAAGTCATAACGATTATGATCGATAAAATCATAAAAAACATCAAAGCCCAACATCGAAACTGCTAGAGCGGCTCCCACGCTGGCCACATATACCGGGATCTGTTCTGCTATAAAAGGTTTGAAACTTTTTTCGCTGAGACATTCAAATTCCATGGTGTGTTCCATGACCAAATTACAGTAAGCATCTGTGTGACCTGGAAAAATTGTGCTATGGGCACATAAATTTTCGCTGTTTAGTAGATCGTATCGATATTCTGGAATCGTATTTTTAATATACAAGTTCCATATGTCAATGTGTTCTTGCGGTAACGTGCAAACTTCACTTATGTCTTTTTTGCTAATGGCTGCATGAGGATGATCATAAATGGTAAGATACCAGTCAGACCTTTTTCGGCGAAAGCATTCGATATAGTTGTAAATCTTTTCTTTTCTTAGATTGCTCATGTTGCAACAACTAAAAGTGTAATTTCTAGTGAGCGGAAACTTGTAATTTTCATACCCCTTGGTCTTGGCATGATTTCTCAAAACAAAATACCATCCAGGAAAAAATGTTTTATCTGGAATGTCTTCGTTCCAGTACTGATACCTGGTGGTCCAGTAGGTCAAGGGCAAATTCAATTGTGTTGCTATGCCTTGAATCATCTCTGTCCTTTCCACATATCGATCACAATGGTTCATATACGGGTGCATTTCTACCACAGCCATGGACGAATAATTGTCGGTTACCCACTTCATATGTTGGCTTGTAATTTCCTCGACATTGTCTGCAAACATGCAACAATCAAAATCAAACAAGCCAATATGATTTTGTTCTGCCCAGGCGGCTATCAAAGGACTGGCCTGATTCAATGTCTGTTTTGCAAAATCAAAATAAATGTGCATACCTTTACTTAGTCAACAAAAAAGCACCCGAAGGTGCTTCTTGCTTCCCATCCCTTTGAGAATTAATCGTATGTGACTCCATCGCCTTGGATGTACCAACGGTATGCACGAGCATTGGAGTCGCCTGTTGCCGCACGAACTGCTGTACGTAATGCTAGGCTTTCGTCGCCTGGGGCGGCATGGTTTGGTAATGTATCTACTGCTACCATGACAACAAAATTGTTACCTGATGGCGGAAATACTGCATACATTTCAGCCACTTGCTGAACACCTTGAACAGCTTTCTGAAACATGCTGCCTGGGTCGGTGTAGTTGCTATCTACGTTGTCTACACCGTAGATTACATAAAAGGCCACATCACGTGTGCCCATCTTGCTGGTTTCGATCGCTTTCTCGTAGTTACGAGCGATTGTGGTTCCTACTAAACTTGGCATAATTTTCTCCAATAAAATTTATATACAATATTTATACAGCCAACAAAAAAGGCTCCGAAGAGCCTTTTTGTTTACTTGCGTAACCCTTGTGATTACTGGAAGCTCAAATTGCTTACTGCAATTTCAGCCAAGTAGTCACCTGCATTGCCTAGAGACGATGCTGTGTTTGTCAATTCTACGTATCCATAACGTGTCATGAAACCAACTACTGGTTCGAATGTGTTAGGATCTAGAACAACACCAGAAGACATCAATGGAACATATGGGCAATAGAATGCGGCTGCATCTGCCTCTGATGAACCTTTGTAGCCAACTAGCACTGAGGTTGTGTCGCTTGCATAGCTATCAACATAGATACGCATTGCGCCGTTTAGTGTACCAACAAACTTGGTGTTTGTAGGAGCTTCGAATGTACCTTCTGTGGTACGTGCAAAAGCTGAAGTAGTAGCTGACTGAAGAACAGTCAAGGCTGCTGAACTTACAACTGCCCAGTTACCTGCGCCACGACGTGTACGTTGTGCGATCAAGTTAGCGGCACGGTTGATTAGAACTGCCAAAGCGGCGTGTTCGTCACCAACGAATGTAGCTGTACCAGATACGGTAGCTTGGTTGTATGTGTACTCAGTAGCGGCTAGAGCACGTAGAGAACCAAGAATTTCTTGGTCGATCTCAACTGTGATCTCTTGTGCTAGAGCAGCCATGATTTCTGCCTCAACGTCCAGGCCGTGCATGGCTTGTGCGTCTTGAGCAGCTTCAAATGTCCAACGTGCTGACAACTTGCGAGTCTTGGCTTCAACAACTTGTTTCAAGATTTGAACATTGATACGGTTGCCTGGCACACCTTCAAGTGTAGCTGTGCTAGTTGGAGCAACGCCACCCGAACCCGAATATGCTGTAGCAATACGGAATGGGCTTAGTGCTTCGTCACCAGCTGTTGCGCCATTTACGCCAGCACTTACTGTGTCAGCATAGCGAACACGTAGTGTGTGGATTTGTGCAACTGGACCAGTCATTGGTTGTACACCAACGATTTCGTTAGCAATAACTGTAGGCATCACACGACGGATTACTGGTAGAATCACGCGGTTTAATGTTGCAACATTGCTAGAAGCAGTAGCGCCAATTGTGGCGTTTTCTGCCAAGTGCTTGCGGGTGTTCTCTAGGATCACACCCATTGTGGTTCTTTTAGAACCGTTTAGGCCTTCTAACAGGGCTTCTTTGGTCTCGCCCCAACGGCTCTCTAATAGTGCTTGTGTCATTTCTCTTTTTCCTTATGAGGTTAGTTACTTATTTAAGCCCTGCTAAACGCTTTAGTTCAACGACATTTGTATCTGCCTGTTGTTCTACTGCGGGTTTTTTAGCAGTTTTATCTCCGGTCACTTCGCTTACAGATTCTGTCAATGTGGTCTTGTTAGACTGCTTGACACCACTGTTGTTCAAAACGGCTGGTAGATACTTATCAAATGCGGACTGTAACTTTTCGGTCTGCACTGATTCGAGAAGTTCGCTCATTACAGCGGCTTTCTCTTTATTCAAAGGCTTCAGCAGTGTAGACATTGTGTGCTTACGGTCTGCTGACTCTTTAATAATACGGATTTCTTTTTCTTTGCTTTCAACAATGGCCTGCTTGGATTCAACAACGGAAATTGCTTTACGTAGTTGTTTGTTCTGTTCAGCGATTGTGGAACGCAATTTAGCGATTTCTTTGTTCTCATTCAAGTGAGTAACAGTAAATTCGCTGGCGAAAGCTTCAAATAAACGACGACCAAACATGTTCTCGCGAGCCATTTGGATGTCTTCTTTGAGCTGTGTCAACTCTTTTTCAAGATTCTTAGCAACTGCTTCTTTAACTAGACCACTACTACGAGCAATAAATTGCTGTTGTAGTTCACCAAGTTTCTGCTTGGCGCCAGCAATCAGTCGAACTTTGGTTTCAACCACTGCTTGTTTGTCTTGTTCAAATTCTTTGATCTCTTCGGCTAGAGCACGGATAACAAACTTTTCAAGTTTGCTGATGCTGTTCTCATATACCTTACGATCTTCACGTAGTTCTTTGATTTCTTCGGCCAGCTTGCTGACTAGAAAACCATTGAACTTTTGTGCGCTTTCGGTCATGTGCATTTTGAATTTCACACGATCTTCAGCAAGAGCTTGTTTCTCTGTTGCGAACTCACTTAGTTCAGCAGTCAGAGACTCAGTTACCATCTTGTCAAGAGCTTCAACCATTACTTGTTTGTCGTGCTGATAGCGTTGAGCAAATTCCTCACGAAGCTCAGCACGTACTTGTTCACGTGCTTCAGTTAGTTTGGTTTCCCAAGCTTCACTGATGGCTTGTTTGGTAGATTCGTTCATGATGCCACTGTCTAACAATGGTTTGATAGCATCTAACATTAGATATCTCCCTTTAATTTTAAGTCTTTGATCAGGCCCACCATTGCCTGCTGTAGGTGCTTCTGCACTCGTTGATCGGTGGTTGCGTCTCTCGCCATCTCAAATATTTGAGATCCGCCACGCATATTCATTAGGCCTTCATAGATGGCCTTGGGGTAAGCATGTGGAGCACTGGGTTGTGCCACAATGTCTACCGTAATAATTTCAAAGTCACTGACGTGGCCGTTGCTTTCGTTAACATTACCACTACCGCGGCTGCTAACACCAAGTTTCACACCAGATGTAACCATTGCTTCGACCAGTTTGCCCATTGGTGTTGGTAAAATTTTAAGTTTACCAAATCCGCAAGGACCGTCCATCCACATTTGTTCAATCATATGACTCACACGATCTAAGTTGATCTTGAGATCATCTGGATGGTCAACTTCGCCTAAAACACTGTTACCGTTTTTGACTTGTTCATTAATAGTACCAACAGCTTTTTCAATTTCGTGAACGGGATACACACGTTGGTTAGCGTTTTTGACACCACCTTCTATGAATATCCCTTTCATATATAGATTCTTACCATCGCCAGCAGATTCAACAACCATCTGTGCGCGGTCGAAAGTAAGATTCTCTTTTAGGTACAAAGCCATTATTTTACCTATTACTTGATGTGCTTAAGAATGCTGTTCTTGTCTACAGAAACTGAACCGTCTGTAGTACTGCCTTCAGGCTTCTTGGCACTTGCTTTTGTGTTATAAAAGTCTTGGGCACCCTTGTTACCACCAGGTTGGTTTACATTCTTCTCAGCACCTTTTAGTGTGCCTTGACCTTTGGTATACTCATTGCTTGGTGCTTTATATTGCTTGCCATCTGGGTTTTGCTCCATGCCACCTTTGGTCATGTTAGCATTTGTGCCGCCCATGTCGTTTTTGTTTTGATCTAGGCTTCTTTTGTTAACAGCTACGCTGCCGCCTTTACCAATTTCTTGACCTTCAGAGTTGGCTGGAGTACTGACTTTTTCTACGTATTCGCGCATCAAGTCAATTTCGCTTTTACGATAGTTGCGTGACTCTTCCATAGACTCTTCTTCATCGTCTTCTTCGTCGTCATCCTCTTCTTTGGCTTCTTCCAAAGACTCTTCGTCGTCGTCTTTGTCCTTGGCTTCCATTGCAAATTCGTCTTCGTCGCCTGCATTGTCAGCATCGTGGTCGCTAGGGCCACCCATGTTGTCTGCGTCAGGTTCGCCGTGCTCTTCACCGTGCTCGTCGCCCATCAACTGTGCAAATTCAGCTTTAAGAGCTTCCAAGTCAGCTTCCAAGTCCATTACTTTGTCTTCAATACTGCCTTCATCACCCATGCTGTCCATACCCATTTCGTCGTCCATGCCCATGTCGCCATCAATTGGTTCTTCGCCATGATCCATGTCCATTTCTTCGTCTTCGGGTAGACCGTGTTCGTCTTGTGTGATTTCGTCCATCATGCCGTCAACTTGGTTTCCGCCCATTTGCTCACCAAATTGCTCTTCGTCCATGAGACTTTCGTAGATGTCGCGACTCTTCTCAACGACAATTTCATGGAATAAAGCGCGAGCTTTACCTTCTTCATCGTTGATGATGTGTTCAATTAGCTTTTCATACTTGTTCATAAGAACTCCTTAAAAATAGTAGCTTTGTAAACTATTTACAAAACTGCGTACATTTCTGCGTTAAATGGGTGTTTTTTGAGGAGTTTTACAACAATATTACAGGCCCGGCATTGCACCAGGCTCGGCTACAGGAGCTTTGTACTGATCCTGTAGACTTTTTACTTCTTCTTCTTTTTCAAATTTACGTATATCGTTGGCCATTCTCAGCTTGTTCAGGTGTCCAAGAGTAAGCCTAGTTTTTCGTAGATCTTTCAATTTCATGGTGCTATTGTCATCCTTTTCAGAATGATATAGTTCAGGAATTTGATCGTAAAGTTCAGTGATAAACATAAGATTATTTATACAACTGCGCCGGCAGGACCAGGTCCACCCACGCTGCCTGCACCACCTGCGGGCATTGCACCCCCGGCGTTGACCCCACCTGCACCTGCAGGTGCACCAGCTTCGGCACCGGGTTCCATGCCAGGATCAGGCGTAACATTTTCCAAATCACCAGCAATGCCGCCGGGAGTGATGCCAACACTGCGTAGGCTTGCAGGCTCTGCGGCCGCAGATTCCTCGGATTTGCCCTGTTCTTCTTTCCACATGATTTCGTTTTCTTTCATTTCCATTTCGCTTAGACCCAGGTAGCGAGTCATTAGGAAACGTTTGCTCAGATAAGGAATCTGTTCAAGATTGGTAAATGTGGCAATACGTGCGGCATCAATTTCGGCCTGACGATACTGTGCAAAGTTCTGCGGCTCTGTGAACTCAATATCAAACAGCTGACTGTCAATGTTGATGCCGCGCCAGCGCATGAACAACTTGAATTCGCTGTTTAATTTGGTAACAATCATGCGCTGTAGACGTTTGCAGTACTGATTAAAACGCCATTCTTGTATCAAGGCATTGCCCACTTTGCCGTCGCTGACTGCTTGTGTACCGTCGTCCAGGCCTGTGGGTAGGTAGCTGGCAGGAATACGCAGACCACGGAACAACTTGTTGGTAAAGAACTTCAAATCTGTAATTTCGCCTAGATTAGTACCACCCGCCAAGGTGTCTACACTGCTTCCACGGCCGTCGGCTGTGACAGGGAAGAAATAGTCTTCGTTGGTACTGAGTGGATTGTATGTGGCATCCATCATGTTGGCGCCGCCGCCAGTCTGTGTAGGAATACGACGTTGCCAAATTTCATTCTTGATGCGTTCCACAAAAGCCATGGCCATATGTGACGGCATGTTGCCCACATCAATCTTGAAGATTCTGCGTTCCGGCGCACGTTGCACACGATAGATGATGATGGCGTCTTCCAGCAATTCTTTTTGCTTGAACACCTTGAACACGTTTTCCAACACACTGTTGCCAAATGGCCAATACACATCCAGGCCTTCTGTCAGGCTCATGTGTATCACGTGTTCGGCATTGATCACTGCTTCGTTTTGTGCATGAGCAAAACGCGATCCACCAGCATAGGGAGTCTTGGGCTGTACATAACTGCCCGATGGTCCACCTGTTTGCGGATGATTGATATAGGTGTCAGTGGCTGCCACTGCGGTCACTGTTAGATTTTGAAAATTGGGGTTGATGTCTTTGATCACATACTGCTCAGGCTTTTTGCCTTCGGCTTCGTTAACAATGACTTTGGTTACCTTGGGCATGTCTGTCCAAAACATCTTGAATGTTTCTGGATCACGTATAAACACTTGATCACCGTACTTGATGGTGTTGCGTACTATCTTGAATATGCGTTCGTTGAGTTCATTCAAGTTGACCCATTGCTGTAGTTGTTCTTTGATGATCTTGACTTCGTTGTCTGTGGGCTTGTCATGAAATTTGATATCAAATGCTGTGTTGTTGTCATCGTTGCGCTGTGTCATAAACTCAGCTAGAATATCCAAGGCAGCATTGACTTCTGAGTCCATGTCCATTTGTTCGTATTGATTGTAACGTTCAACACGGTTGGGATGACCAATATACACTTCTGGAAGATTGCTTTGGTAGTTGCGATAACCAGGATCAGGCATACGATTGCCACTGCCCATGGGGCTGATGTTGGTGGGCAAGTTTGCAGACTTAAAGTACTTCTTCCAGCTCATTGTATAAATTCCTCTGTAGTGTATTTACCGAGGATCAAGCATAGCTTTGATTTAGTAATCGTTGATTGATGTCCACAGTTTCTTTGAGATGGCTGATCATTTCATCGTGCTTGTCCAGTTGGGACTTCATCAAACTGGCCATGTCTTCCAGGGCCTTGCTTGATGCATCATTGCTGTTGTTTTGGTTGTATGCAGAGATAGTGTCAGTCAGCTGTTTGATCATGGCAGCGGTGTCTTCTGACAATTTGCTTGGCATATCTTTGGTCACAGAATCAGCAGTGAGTTTGCCAATGCTGGCCAACAAAGATGAATTGCCCAAATCCAAATTGACTGGCAGTGCTTTGCCATCGGGCAAGGGTACAACTGCTTCTGTGCCGTGCAACATGGCCGGAAATCCTGTGGTTGGGCCACTGGCAATGCCGCCTTTGGCAAACCAGCTGGCAGGATCTGTCCAAGAAAAATCTTTTTTCACAAATTCTGTTTTTGGTTTTCCAAAACGGTCTTTTTCGTCAAATGCACTGCCCACAGCGCCGCCGGCTTTGCCACCAAGATATCCGCCAATTGCACTGCCAAGGGCTCCGCCGACCACAGTGCCAATGCCCGGCAACAGCACTGAACCAATGCCTGCACCAATGGCACCTGCACCAATTCCGCCAGCCAAACTGCCGGTGACTTCACCAAATCGTTCTTCTTCGCCCATTATACGGCGTTTTGGATCCAGTCCGTGTAGTGCATCAATAGCATCTTGCATGGCTCTAGTAAATCTTGGCAGTTCATCGGCTGCTTGCTTCAAGGCCGGAGTCAGTTCTTTTTCCAGTTTGACCGCGGCCGAATTGGTTTCTTCTTCTAATCTAGTCAATGATTTGGTCAACGGGTCTTGAGTCTGAGATAAATTGTCAACGTTTTCTGCTGTGGCCGCTGTTACACCTTCGGTAAACTTTTGATTGGCCAGGATCAAATCGTTGTGTATGGTCATGGTGGCTGCACCAATATCGCTGGCTCCCACACGAGCTGCCAAGCCCATTTCTTTGACTGAGGCAGCGTGTTCTCTGGCATATTTGGCAGTTTCTTCTGTTAATGAACCAGTTTCTCGCAATGCCGCACTGGCATCTTTACTGCCGTCACCCAAGGTGGTATACATCTGTTGATACTGCGCCATGATCTTGGGATTTTGAGCTATGGCCACATTGGTAGCCGCATCAGCCACAGCAGTGCCGCCAGTGCTGACAAATTCCATGTAACCTTTCTTCATAGACTCAGGCATGGTGGCCAACTGGTTACGCAATTTCTCCATGGCTTCGGGTCCGCCTTTGGCCATGGCCTGTGCCATTAGGTCAGCTTCCATGGAACGTACCCGTGCTTCTTCCATTTTCTTCTTGGCATCTTCCCCGGTGATACCTTGCAAGATTTTTAAATCTTTGGTATAAGCCACTGTGACTTCTGCTACCTTTGCATCACTCATTGAACGTAATCTACCACTGGCATTCAAGTTTGCGGCTGCGGCTGCGGCCGCTTCCCCTTGTTCTTGTGCGTTGAGTCCTAGATTACGCAGTTGCATTCCTAGATCACTTGAACGTAAAATTTTGCTAACACCACCAATGCGTTGTGCTGCCTGTGCCAATCCCATGCCCATGTTGGCCAGATTAGGTGCACTGTTTTTGATCATTTCACTAAAGTCTTTCAGGCGCATACCAGCATTGGCAGCCTGTGCCCGCATTTCGCCCATACCGTCAACAAATATTGCGCCAGCAGTGGTGATTATGTGATAATTTTCTTCAGTCTTTTTAAGTTCTTCGCCAAACAATTTGGCACGATGCTTTTCGGCCCTGGCTCTTTGATCATTGTCAAATTTGTAAAAGCTGCCAACCAACGGACCAAGTATGCCTATGGCCAATGCAATATACTTGGTTATGCCAGTAAAGGCCAGAGCCAATGATCCAATACCACCGGTTAGATCTTTGAATGCATCAGCGGTTGTGTCGTTGACTTGACGTTGTGCTTCAATTGAAGCTATCAACATTTCTGTGCCGGCAGCCACACCAGTGGCACCCGACTGTATTGACAACTCAAATGATCTGGTGCCATCCAACAGGGTGTTGGCTGCCTTGAGCATGCCTGCGCCAAAATTTGACACCGATGTCAGCGCAATCTTGTTCACTGCGGCCTTGATCAATTCTGCTCGTTGTGCTCTAACAGCATTGACATCTGCTTCATCCACAGCCTGTGCCTGTGCTTCAGCCAGATCATGAAATTTGTCTTTTAAATTTTCAAAAACATATCCAAGATCTTCCCGACCACCTTCAAGCACATTGGAAAAACTTGTGGTAAATTTGGTTGCATCTTTTAATTGTGCAGTGTAGCGTTTGGTTGACTCTGTGACATTCTTCCACAAATCTGGATCGGGCGCACCTGAATCGCGACTGACCCTTGATGACACTGCGGATCCGCCCTGAAGTCGTATCATTTCCCGCAAGAGGTCTGCTACTTCATTTGGATCACCAGGAGTTGCTGCCATGCTTTTTTACCTTATAAATAGATATGTATCAATTATTTATGGAACAAAAATGACTCCAAATATCACAGAAAATCCGCTGACCAAGTATTTTAGGCAGCCAGCAATCTATATCAAATTGCCCAGTCAAGGACGCTGGTGGCCCGACAATGCCATCAATATTCCCGTCAACGGCGAACTGCCCGTTTATCCAATGACCACCAAAGATGAAATTGTGCTCAAAACCCCCGATGCGCTGATGAACGGAGCTGGGCTGGTTGATGTCATGCAAAGTTGTTGCCCCAATATCACGGATGCCTGGCAAATGCCCAACATAGACATGGATGCCATACTGATTGCCATCAGAATTGCCAGCTACGGACACAACATGGATTTTGACAGCACCTGCCCACATTGCAAGCACGAAAATCGTCATGCCAAAGATCTGCGTGACAGTTTGGCTGCTGTCAGATGCCCAGACTTTGATACACCAATACGCCTGGATGATCTGTCAATCAAATTGAGACCCACTAGATATTACGAAGCCAATCAAAGCAAACAAATCAACTTTGAAGAGCAAAAAATACTGCAGGCCATTGAAAACTCTAACCTGTCTGAAGAAGAAAAAACCAGTCAAGTGTCAAACAGCATGAGACGCCTGATTGACATAGGACTCAATGCATTGGTCATGGCCACTGAATCTATTGCTATCAACAACGATGTTTCTGTGAGCAACAAAGAGCACATCAGAGAGTTTTATTCCAACACAGAAAACAGCGTGGTAAAAACCATACAAGAAAGACTGGCTGACATAAGCCGTCAAGCTGGGCTAGATCCAGTGGAAGTTGCTTGCGAATCTTGCACCAAGGGTTATAAGGTACCTATCGAATTTGACTACGCAAGTTTTTTCGGCAACGGCTCTTGACCCTGGATGATCAAGGAATCGTAGAGTTATTGGAAAGCTACGATAAAGAGTCAAGAGCCTTAAAAAGCAATGCATTAAGAATCAGTTGGTTCATGCGAGGTGGATTAACCTATGCAGATGTTCTAGCACTCAGCTATCAAGAACGTTTGGATGTAGAAAAGATAATCGAAGACAATATGGAAACTACTAAAAAGTCTGGACAGCCATTCTTTTAAGATGTACTGCGTACATCTATTGATTCGCTAGTCGCTCATCAATTGTGTTTTCTTAAAACGCTCAAGCGAAACAGTTTCATCCAGATTCCTCAGTCACACTTTGCCCGCACAGGGCAAAGATAGCTTCATCCGAGTTCGGAACAGTCACTAGTATTACAACATTACAGAGGCGGTTGTCCGGTACCTCGAGTTGCGTTCTTATCTACAACGGCAGTTCACATACAACATACTAGCGAAATATGCGAACCTGTGCAATCGCTTGCACGTCTTTTTAGCCTTATCTTTTTCTTCAAACAATCAAACCGCGGCAATTGGCGATCTTCGTCCTGTCAAGGATAGTGATTGAGTACTCTTTTCAGCGAAGAGGATTCCGTCCCTGCGACCCGAGGTCCAGGTTTAGGGCACACGACATTAGCCTGTGCTAGCCTTTACTGATTTGTATTAGAGTTTGTCTCTGATGTGGGAGCCATGGACACGGACTGAAATCTGTCCGTTATAGTAATCTTGTGATTCTAAGACTTGGTGTCTGAATTGTTCTCGCGCTTCAATGTAACTGCATTCTGCTTTGGACCTGCAATAAAATATGATTTCTCTGGTGAAGTTTTGTTTGCCTAGTGTTTCTACGTCTTTGTTTAATTGATCATTTGAGCCATAATAATCTCTCCAGTCTGAGTCGACCTTTGAGCGAATCTTTTTCTTTTTCTTGGTGCCATTCTTGAGTTTTACCATTCGATAGGTAGTCTTAGCAAATTTGGCCAGTTTCTTTCCAATGTACTTTCGTCCAGAGATCGTGTTAGTTATCAAATACACAAAGCCCACGCAATCTTCTGGCAGCTCGTCCACAGGGGTATTTTGATAAATCCACGACATATTATAGTTATCGTCTTTGTTGTAGTCATAGTAATTTTAATGGAAATCTAACAAAGTTTCTAGTGTTTCAAAGTCTTCGATCTGTATGGTGTTTTTGTTTAAGTTTGACAAAATGTTGTATAGGATTTGTAATTCTTCTCGACTGCGTGTCTGCGGCCATCCCAATTTGACGCTGAGTTCGTGCAGTTCTAAACGTCGTCTAATACGTTCTTTGAGTGTAAGTGTTGGATTCATTTCGTTTAACCAACCAAAACCCAATGCGATATCTCGGATGCCCTTGGGAAGATTTTTTAGTTTGTTTGCAAAATCGGGATCATTGACAATTTTTACTTGTGTATCAGTACCAAATTTGTTGGTAGCACTGAACATTCCGGTATATCCCCATCGAACCATGTGTATGATACCGGCCTTGGCATATTTTTGATATCTATGTAGAAATTCAATATTGTATTCGTGATCTTGTTGAGTTTCTGTCGGGTACCCCACAAACATCAAACACACGTTTTTGATTCCGTGTTTTGCACTTTGTGCAAAATGAAAATCTATATCAGCGTTGCTGTAGTGTTTGCCCATGTGTTTACGCACACTAGGACTAAAACTTTCAAATCCAGTGATCAAAATATCAGCCCCGGCTCGTGCCATTAGTTCCCAATCGCGTTCTGTTTGATCCAGTCGGGTGCGACAAATAAATTGACCAAGATAGCTGACGGATTCCAATGCTGGATCAGCATCCTTGGCCAGGATCAATTTGCGATTTATTTCTCTCCAGGTTTTCATATTGCCATTGAGCAGGCTGTCGGTAAACTGAAAAACATTTGCTCCAAATTCGGTCTTGCCTCTGATGATTTCTTCTACAACATCGTCGGCGGTTCTTGATTGGTATTTGGGCCAGATTTGAGGTACATTACAAAAAGTGCAATTTCTCACACAGCCTCTACTGGCTGTAATATACATTCCAGGTTCGTGTGTATACAAATAATTTGTGGGTTCTATATCTCGATAGTCTGGATATGGTAGACTGGTGATGTCTTTTATCTGTATTGGCGGTATTCCATCGATGCCAGCATAGTCCAAGTTACCTTTGAGCAATTCCATGATGGCTACTTCGCCATCGCCGTGTATGTAATGGTCAATCAAATTGTGATTCTTTGCAAATTCACTAAAGCTATTGGTTTTGTTATCTATGTTTTCCAACGCCGGCAAGCCACCCGGCCAAGAGTACGCACCGTTACCGCCAATCACAATTCGACAATCAATCCTGGGCCTAATGTGTTGCAACAGTTCCCAAGCTGGTATAACACTCATTCTGGTAAACACACTCAAGCCCAACATGTCTGGTTGATATTGTATGACATCTTGTATAAACAGGTCTATCACCTGTTCTAATCGTGTTCTTGCATCAGGAGTCAGTTCTAAACTTTTGCATCTCCAGTAGCATTCTAATTCTATCCAAGTTTCAGTGTTGACATTTTTATGCAAAAATAAATTGAAGTCAAAAATTTTGCAATCCCACCCAACTGCTCTAATGCAAGAACTCAACGCCGCAGCCGCGGCCGGTGGACGCTCAAGCTCTTGACTGGGAATATTGATAAATGCAAAACGATTCATAATTCTAAAACCTGCTTTATTTGTAGCACAAGATCTTCACAAGGATCAAGGCTCCCGCGAAATTTCCATGCACGATCAGGTTCCTGGTCAATGAAGTTGATGACTTCATAACTATTTTTCTTTTCAAAATACCAGTCCCAAAAGTTACCCTGCCAAGACCAACTGATAGTTCCTGGAAAATTAAATTGATAAGACGATATGATTTCTTTGGGTGCATCGGGGCAATGCTGTAAGAATCCTTCAAAATAGTTGGGACGATAAACAGTGATGTTGTTGAACCAATTTTCTAACAGTATTCCATCGCACCATGCGGTCAATATCTTAAATTGAGTATCGGCTACAATCTGACCATCTTTGATCACAGTATCCGATTCGGACTTGCTGTAAAAATCCAAAGTCAAAGATTGTTCATCTGGGACAGCGATGTCAATGGTTGATTGACCAACAGGCAATAGAAAATTATCAGATCCAGCACGAATTTGTGGCGGTGTTTGCCCGTGCTCGGCTTCGATTAAAAAAGTAAATGACAGCATTAGTTGGTGAGCCATCCTACTGAATATTCTTGATCGACCAACAATTGATTGCACTTTTGACTACACTCAACCCATGTTTTAGTTGGATCAGTCCACCCTTGACTGCACAATCGCCACAAAGGATCTTGTACAATTTCTTCTAGACTTCGAACACGTAGATTCATGCGGTCTCGATACTGTGCAAAGAAACTGTCTTGCCAGTGTATGGTTTTGTTGTCATTGCTCAAGCTATGATACGGAAAACTGGTCCAACTACAGGGAAATACAACTCCCTCTGCATTCACATACAGACCTCGATTGCCAATCTCACACATGGGCACAATAGGTTGACCCTGATATTGTTGTTTTATTTTTTGATACATCTGTTGATTATGCTGGATGTATTCTTGATTATTTTGTTGTCGATGGCTAATATCAATCAGCTCACGTTCGTACCGGTGACTACTACTGACCCACTCGGGATCGGGTTCAAGTGAGTCATTGACTCCTTGATATGCCTCGCCGTACTTGCTGCCAAACTTGGTACTTTTTGTTAGTTGTAGTCCATCTAGCCCCAGGGTCGCTGCCTGCTGTCTAATTGTGTCTATGTGATGTTGATTAAAACTAAAAACAATGGCGGCCCAGTTTATAAACACTTCGGCATTGGATTTGCGTAAGGCTGTGATACCGTTGATGATACTGTCCCAGTTGCTGTTGACTCGATACAGATTGTTTGTTGTTTGATCATATCCGTCGATGCTGAAATTCACAGTGTCGTATTGATTCAGCACTGAGCCCAGTTCGGCCCACCACTCGGGCTTTTTATGACTGCCATTGGTGACGGTAAAAATATGTATTTTGGAATTGATTGACTTGATGTATCTACAAATGTCAATGTATTCTTTACAATATATGGGATCGCCCACATCGCCACACATGGTGATACGACGAACCTGATTTCTCAACATATCCTCAGTCAAAAAACTCTGTACAAACGACAAGTCCATGTTGTAGTTTAACCAAGGAGTTTCCGGATGTTCGGTACGTGGACATCTTGGACATTTGAGAGTGCATACAGCACTGGGCTCAAGATGCCAATGATAGTATTGCCAATTTACATTTGCCATAGATCAACTCTTTTGATTGTGCCCAACTCAACAATGTTTTTTATAGTGATTGCTAGATCGCCGGGATTCATTTTGACAATGTCAAGATGCTGTATCATGTCAGTGTCAACGGGGCCAGGGTGAACAATAGTCATGTCACAACAGGCATCCAACAACATTGCATCATGTGCCTGTTGTAGTGCTTGTTTGTGTGCTCGATAGGCCCAATAGCCGTCCTCTGATTGTGAACGTTTGTGAGTCACAACTCTACTACCAATGGTCACAATCTTTCTATTGTGATTGTGTTTCCAGTGCTGATAAAAAAACTCCAACACACCAACCTGTGCAAATCCATCATATGCACAATTAAACACACAATCATAGTCTAAAAATTCAACTCCCCATTGTTTGATATTGTTGATATCGAACCCGTTTGATTTTGAAACCAGTGTCACTGAGTGATCTGCATAGGCATTGCCTAGGGCAAGTGCCAGTCCGCGAGTGCCTGTGATTAAAATTTTCAAGATGATTCCACGTCTGTGTTGTAACTGGTAAAGCCATTCTCTTTGACCACGCTCAGCACATTGTTCACACGTCCGGCCAGTTCATCTTTGTGACTCACTAGCCAAACACTACGATTACCTTCACGTGCCATCTTCTTCAGAATGGCTAGGGCGTTTTCAACACCCGATGAATCCATGCCTGTGTCAATAACTTCATCGATGAACATCAAGTTGATGGGCTGATATAGACTTTCCCATACATCACGGAAAGCCCAACTCAATGACAGTATAAGTCTATTACGCTCGCCTCGGCTCAAGTTGTCAAAATCCAGTTCACGTCCCAGTTCTTCAATACTGACACTCAAGTCGTTTAAGAATTTGACAGTGTGCGGCAAACCAATACGATCCAAATATTGTCCCAATCTAGTGTTCAAGTAACTCAAGTTCTGATCAATGATACGTTTACGTATAAATGAATCTTTGTTGGTCAACAGTTTGAGCAAGAAATCTTGGTGCTCTTTGACACGCACCAGTTCATTCATTAGATCATAGTTGATTTCTTCCAGGGCCTGATCACGCATATCTGCAATTTGCTCGGTGTACGGATCTGTTTCTGCCTGTTTGGCCGATAACTGTGTTAGCACACTGGCCAGACTGCTACGATGTTCAAATGCATCGCTTTCGCGATCGTAGAATGTGCGAGGTGCAGGTCCTGGTGCGCCGAGTTCTGTGAGTGCCTGTTCAAACGCTGTTATTTGTTCGTTGAATTCGGCAAGACTGCTGTTAACTGTATTTAGTTCTGCTTGTTTGGCCGTCAACTGTGTTTCGTGTGCAGTGTCGTGTAGATCTTGACCACAGGCATGGCACTTGTGATCCTCCAAGGCTGCAATGTCTTTGTTTAATCTTTCCGCCGATCTTGATTCACGTGCAAGATCTGTACGTGATCTGGCCAGTGCTTTTTCAACGTCTGCGCGATCTTTTAACAGTTGACTGTGTTTGGTTAGATTTTGATGTGCAACCAATTCTGCTTCAATGTCCAACTTGGCCAGTTCGTCATAGGCCGACTGTAGACCTGCAACATCTTCTGCGTGTTTGGTCTGCCAGAGCCCTTGTCTACGTATCAAGTTTGCAATTTGTTCTTGTATACGAGCATTGGCATCTCCTACCGCTTTGATACGATATTCTTCTTCTGTTATGGCTTCCTTGGTGGCCTTGGCCTGCTCTTTGAGTGCATCGGCTTTTTCACTGAGCATGGTGATGCCCAACAACTGCTCGATGATGGCACGTTGATCATTGGCCTTTAGGCTAAGGAATGGTTCGGTATAGGTGTTGAGAGCCACAACGTGTTTGAACATTTCGTGACTCATGCCCAGCATACGTTCTATGGCGGCCTGCGTTTCTCTTGAATCGCCTTGGCTTTCATCGGCTATTTCTTGTTCTTGTCCGCTGATGTAAAACGCCATGGTATTGGGTTTGCGTCCACGTTCAATCTTGTACTCTGTACCGTTGTTTTCAAACTCAATGGTGACCAACATGCCTTTGCCGTTGGTCTTGTTGATCAGATTGTCTTTTTTGATATTGGTCAATGCACTGCCATACAAGGCATAGCTGAGTGCATTGATAATGGTGGTTTTGCCAGTACCATTACGTGCACCGGTATCGTCGCCGCCTAGGTCTAGGTTTTGACCCAATACCAGGGTAAGATCGCGTCGATCAAATTTGACGGCCTGCGTGGAATTGCCCACACTCATAAAGTTTTTGACTGCCAGGGTTTTTATTTTAAACATACTGATTCAACATTATAAGTTTCGGTAGATGTCCAACAACAGGTGTGGATCATACTGTTTGCTGTCAATATTGGTCAACTGATTGGTGACAATGGTATCTACACTTTCAAACATGATATTGCCCTGAGTGTCAAAGGAGATATCTTCCCCAACAGATTTTTGTGGGATCAAGGTAATCTCACGCAGATTGTATGTGCCTGCAAATGTTTCTTTGATAAAGGTTGCTTCTTCGTAACTGATATCAACATCCAAATTTACTCGAACGTGCATGCCAGCAGACAACATGGCATCAGTGTTGTGCAACAGATCACTGAGTTGATACACACGGTATCTGGGTTGTTCGGGCCAGGCATGATATTCGGGCTCCTGTCCCCACTCCATGATCATCATGCCACGTTCATCATCACCAGCATCGGCATAGTTGTGTGGGAAACAGTTACCAATATAGGTGATATTTTTTTGTGTTTGTCGTTTGTGAAAATGTCCCGTAAACACATGATCAAAATTATGAAAGTGATCGTTTTTGACGTCGCCGTGATCTGGCATCTGTACCATGGCATTCATATAAAAGTTGGGCAATTCAAAATGCCCAAACATGTATTGGCCTTTTAGGTTAGGGATCCGTTTATAATCATCTCCGCACAGCCAAGGTGCT